CTGGCCGAAAAACGTCCGGTAATCTTTCGATGAAAAAGTGTCGGTCGCTGTGGTCACTTCCCATCGATAATCCGTATAATTATGGATTATGGCCTGCGCCTCATTGAGGAGTTCCTGAGTCGGTTCAACTCCTGTTATCGCTTTCGCCGTCGCCGGTGTATTATAGGACATACGCCACCTCAGTACCGCTCACGCGATAAATAGAGTTCGAATGCTGCGTTTTTGCCATTGCCGGTATAGGTCTGGAGTTTAAAATACATCGCCGGAGCGGCAAGTTCACTTTGCAGCGTCTTGGCGAATATCCCTTGCCCGGTGATGTTCAGGGAATCCACCGAGGAAGCGAACCCGGTGTCCGTTCCCTTCTGTGTCATCTCCCGCCGCCCGTACCATGTATAGAGCATCGCCTTTACACTGTCGCCCGCCTGGGTCGCTTTGACGATAATGGAGTTATGTTTCCACGGTAGATATTGCCCGGAGCTATCCGAGGCCGCGGAGCCGCTCAAAGTGAATGTTTCCAGTACGCTTCCGGGTCGCCATGAGGTCGCCCGAATAACCCGCTCCACATGGTTCAGTTCCGTCCGGTTCGGATTCGACTCTATTTCCGGCCCGTAGGTGGTCACCTCATCCTTATCACTGATATCGGACGGTCCGCCCGCGCCCTGGCGTACAAGCAAAAACACCGTGTACGTTACCGAGGGGTCGAGGTTGTTCAGACTCTTATTTGTGGTCACGGTATCAATTTGCGCCGCAAATGTGGTATCGGTCTCCGCTCCCCGGAAGTAGCAGACGAACACCGAGTCCACGGCGGACGGCGCGGTCGTAATCTGCACCAGAATGGAGGTATTGCTGATGGCGGTCGTGGTTATTTCTCCGCCGTCCGGATCGGCGGCATAGGCCGGGAATGCAAGCGCGAAAATAGCCAGCGCCAGTATGTATTTTTTCATGCGGTCACCCTTTCTAAAACTTTCGTATATATGAAATTGGCAAAATGTTTCGCCGTGTAATTGTTCTCTATTAATTTCCGGCCCGCCGTCGCGATATCCTGATACAGTGTGATGTCTTCGGCCTCCAGAAAATGCCGCACCCGCTTCTCGAAATTCGCGGCGTTCACAAAAATGCAGTTCTGTAAATCGTTGAATCCAAGCTCATGGTATTCCTCGTGGAACTGTGCGAAACACACGCAGCCAGCCATGGGTATTTCAAAGTATTTTACCACCGGGAACACGTCACAGAGAGCGAGCGCCCCCGCGAATGTTTCGAGGTATGCGCCGTAATTTTCGCCTTTCGGCGTCTTCTTGTTCTTCACGGTGTGTGGAACCGGGAACACATATTCCTGCTTATAGGCCCAGCGCCGGAAAGTGTATCCGCGATTTATTTCATCACCCCAGGTCGCGCCGTTGGCAACTACCTCATGCATTCGTTTATTCAGCGGAGTCTTACCCGGCTCGAATGACGGCGCGGTCGGAAAATACAACAGCCGCTTGTCGATGTCGGCATCGCTCCAAAAGGGTTTGAAATACCGATAGAACGCATACTTGACCGGGGAGACAATGAAGTCTATCCCGCGCGCGTCCGCTCTCCGCAACCGTTGCTCATGCCCGAGCTTGTGGACATTGAGCCCGGTGCTCTTGTACATGCCCTCGACCTCGACCTGGTGCGGGTCGTTCCAGTACTCCATTTTGATTGCCGGATGATTCCGGATGCCGTCAATCGTGATATGATGGGACGAATGCGGATCGAAAAAGAATATCAGGTCGGCGTCGATATCGGCCGCTGAACAATCAGCGGTGACATGCTGTGTTTCAAACCGGGTGACAAGCGCATCGAACATACCCCGGAATACCGAACAGTAGCTGGACGGCTGCAACTTATTGTCGAGCGGATTGTAAACCAGAGCGAGTTTCATCTCATTCCCCCGTTAATAAATTCATCAAGATTCCGCATGTTCTCTATTGATTGCCCTTTCATTCCCGCTATCGTTGCACCCGCCGGAACGTCCTTGATAACATTCGCGCCTATGCCGATAATAGCCCCGTCGCCGATATTCACCTTTTCTTTTATCCGGCATCCCGCCCCTATCCAGCAATTCTTTCCCATCATCACGCTCCCGCAGATAACCGCCCCGGCAATAATAAGCGTGTTGTCTCCGATATGGCAGTTGTGGGCGATAAACACCATGTCATCAATTTTCACGTTGTTTCCTATTTCGGTGTTACCCACCGTGCCCCGTGCAATTACCGTGTTCGCACCAATCTCCACATTGCACCCGATAATGAGTCGCCCGATATGGGGAATGCGGAACGGCTCGCCGTCCTGATGCCGTTCAAATCCAAAGCCCTCATAACCGAGGACTGCGCCGGTTTTGATTTTGCAGTTTTCATCAATGGAAACATTATCCCAATAAATTGTTGCGCCGGGATAGATGATCGACGGGTCGTTGATGTATTTCTCGTTCTGCTCCAAGGCGAATTCATACCGGGTCATGATATTACCCTCATCGCGTGGAACGCTTCCGCGAATTCACCGTTTACCTGTATCCCGCGCATGCGGGCGAGCGAGCGTATAAAGTCCGGCGCGGTGTAGTTTCTTGCGTTTTGCGACCGATAGCACCGGACCGCCTCTATTTTGATTTCCACATCCGCGCCGGATAATTGGATGTAAAAATTAGGCTCGAACTGATAATTATTCCACGGCGTTTCATAGCCGAGTATCGTAGTGTGTTTGAACGCCCGCAGCGCCTCCGCGGTCACCGCCTGATGGTCCTGATGGATATCGAACTTCGAGGGAGCGAACACGAGGTCAGGCCGGAATGAGCGATTTACGGCAATGAGCTTGTCCAGTATCTCTTGCCGGAATTCAGAGAACCGCCGGACCGGGAATTCAAGGTATTCCACGGTTGCATCAAACTTTTTTGCGGCCTCGGTGCATTCATCTTTCAACACGCCGTCTTTGAATTCCGGGAGCCAGGAGAACGCCAGATAATAAACGCTCACTTCCGGGCGCTCCATCCGGTATGCTTCCCGGACGATATGCGCTAGGCTCCCGCCGCAGCCGAGTTCGCCGTCATCGGTATGGGGAGCGAGTACCAAAATGCGCTGTGCGTTTATCATCCGAGCACCCTTTCGAATATCGACTTCATGACCGCCCCCGCGCGATTCGGATCGAATGTCACTTCAGCATACCGGCGGCTTTCCTGTTTTCGCTCTTCCTTGGTCTTCATCATGATTCTCGTTATCACTCCCGTCAAATCCGGGATGCCCTCATGATAGGCGGGCGTATACGCCTGATATTCCGGCGCGGGATCCATCGAGATGACCGGCGTTCCGCAGGCCAGCGACTCCCGGACAACCCGCGTTGCCAGCCCGTGCAATGTTATCACGGCATCGGCGGCACGGTACAGTACCTCCGGGTTTTCCACCATCGGGTAAATTTGCCCGATACAATTTGTCTTGCTTTTCGTCCGGATGATCTCCAGAAGCTCCCGCGCCCGCTTCGGTGTTCCGAGCGCATTCACCTGGAGCCGGACGCCCATCGAGGCAAAAAGGGAAGCGGATGTTTCCACCGCTTTCAGTATCGCCGTCACCGGGCAGGAGTCTTCCCGCCACATATCGGCGATAAGTACCCGGAAATCGTATTCCCCGGTAAACGTGTGCGTTTTCCCTTCCGGTGTGTACCGCTCCAAATCGCACGGGGCCGGAACCTGATAAACCGGCATGCCGGGAAGCATCGATTCCCATACCCGCGCGTTCTTGCGCCAGAAACAGAGAAAACCCTTGAAATTCTTCGATTCGCCTATCTCGTATATGGTTTCGATAAGCGGATTTTTCCGATCCTGAAACGTCAGGAGGAAAGTATTTATCGGGCGACCATGAAGTGCCAGCAGGTGCGGTATTTTATTCGTTACCGATTGCGGAACCGCCGAATGACGCACCACGATATCGGCATTCATGATTGATTCCATTGTCACGGTTTTCAACCAGCCATCTTCAAGCATTCTACATTCCGGCGTCCCGTCGAATCCACAATCCACAATCTCGGCATTGACTCCATGGAACCGTTCGCCTTTGATAAGGTCTTTAACAGTTCCGTAAAGCCCCATTCGATTCGGTGCCATAATGGAAAAATGCGCCGCCTTCATTTTTTCTCCTGAGTTTTTTTCGTGGTTATTTTGTGTCTCACTTTATCGAAAAAATGAGACACAAAGTTATTTGCTTCTCACGGATTAGGAATTACGGATTGTCGGAAGCGTACTTGGTGATGAAGATCAGGAAATCGGATTTCAGCGCCGCGATATTGGACTGGCAGGAAACCACATCCGATTTGATAACCACCATGTCGCTGTCTTCGCTCGCCTGAAGAATGACCAGATCGGAAGTCGCGGTTGTCAGCAGCGCCTTGAGCACCACCACGTCGCTCGTTCCGCCCGTGCGAAGCCCAGCGATGTCCGACTTGAGAACAACCATATCCGAGGTCGTTCCTGCCCGAAGGCCCTTAACATCACTCTGCGTCACCACGAGGTCGGAGGCGATTGCGCTCACGTCATCGCTTGCGATTGCCGCCGCCGAACCGCCGCTGAAACTCTTGCCCGCCGCGCCGTCATAGCCTTGGGCGAACCAGAGGCAGGAGCCGATGTTGGCAGTCACATTCTTCGAGAGGTCGGTCGTTCCGGAGTTGTAGAAATACCCCCGAACCCGAATCCCGGAGGAAAGGGTCGTGAGCATATCCACAACGGAGGTCGAAGCCTTGCCGTAGAAATCCACGGTGATGTCGCCTTCGTTCACACCGATAAGCTGAATCGGGGATACACAGGCGTTCCCGCCGGTATAGCCTTCGTATTTCAGCTTGATTTTCAGCCGGTCGGCTCCCGCCGTGGTGAGAATACAGGTTACCGCCTCAACATCGGTCGGGTCCCGCCAGGTGATATCGAGTTCGCAGTCGGCTGCACTTACCACAAAGGCGGAGGTCAGTCCATCATCGCCGCACACACCCAGGATATTCCGGACAACGTTACTTGCCGCCGTGAGAAGGAACGTTGCGGAGTTGTCGGTCGAGGAAAAGGTGAACGTCGGTCGGCTTGCGCCTTCGCCGATACCAATCACCGTCACGCCGATAACATCCATCGTCACCGCGCCAGCCGCCGTAAGGGTTTCCGCATGGCCCGGCATCAGGTAAATCGTATCACCGTTGCTCGCCGTGCATTGCCCGATAGCGTAATCGAGAGTCAAAAACGGCGCATCGGGATTCTGACCGTAGCCTGCCGCATCCGCGCCGGTGGCGGAGCCGCTGTCCACGAACCAGATATTTCCGGTGACTTTGGTTTCATCCACGACGGCGAATAAACCGCCGCTCTGCTTGCGTACAAAAAGGGGAGTCTTGCTCATCTATGCCTCCATCTCCGGGTTCTAACCGGTGTGATGGCGTTTATTTTTCAACCGGTGACGCTTTTTGCTGCCGGTCTGCGATGTCATCGCGAAAAGATGGATGCCGCAGCGGTTTCGCCGTGCCTCTTCGTATGAGGTCCTCGGCAACCGTCTCGACCAGGTTCAGTTCAGTGCCTTTTGTGCGTCCCATCCATTCGCGAATCAAAATGACTTTCACTTGAATACCCTCCAAAGGTGGGCCGAAGGTTGCTCCGGCCCACCCGGTTATGGTTATGCGAAGTCGGCCACGAGCTTCTGAGTGCTGATGGCGGACGGCATGGGAACGCCGCGCCGTTTCGGCTGAGACAGAATCCAGACACCGCACCCGATGGAGGCTCCGCCGGGATTGGCGACATTCGCCTGTACCCAATCGAACCCGTTGTCGGCGTCCAGAGATTCGGCGTCGATCTCCACCGCATAGGTTTTGAACGTTACCGAAGGATAGGTGAACGTCGAGGAGCAGGTCCGGTCAAGAAGAATGTCCTCATCCTGCCCGGTGCCGGACAGAACGGCTGTCGCGGCGCTCGTTCCGCCGGTGAGCGTTTCCCCGGTCGTCCAGGTCGTTCCGCCGGTAAGCGGGATAATGAGCAGGTGATCGCTGGAGATGGTGTGGACATACGCGGTCAGGCCCGAGGTGCCGCCGGTGATGGTTTCCTCGGCGCTGAATGTCCCGGATACGGTGCCGATATTCAGGCGCTGACCGGTGCTCCAGTACTCCGTATAGGCCAGGGTCTTGGAGCTTGTCCCGGTGGCGCTGGTCGCCTGCTTGAAGGTGATTGCTGCGTCATCGGCGGACTCGCCGGCGAAAAACAGGAAGGTTCCATGGCCGTAATCCTTGAGATTCACCCAGGCGCTTCCGGTAGCCGCGCCGTTAAAATCCTGAGCGGCCATTTGCACGATGCCGTGATTCTGTACGAATTTATTTCCGAACATATTATTACCTCTTTCTCAATGGTGTTTTTGAACCGTTATCGGACGGCAATTTTAACGGACCGGTCCGTTACCGGGCGGCAATCGCCACAGCCGGACACTGCTCATCACCCCTTCTGGGTTTGAACGCCGAGGGCCACCACGGGCGACCGTCGGTATAGAACGTGAACTGGAACGCATGCTGGCGATAGTCGAACTTCAGGTGCGCTGATTCCGTGAGGGCAAGGCCCGGCGCGCCATTGAACTGGCCGACCAGGTACTGTCCCCAATCCACAAACAGAAGGTCGCCGACATCGCCGAGAACGGGCATGCACTCCTCAAAGAAAATCGGAGCGCCGTGCAGCGAGGACGGGAACGGGCCGGTCGCTCCCTGGGAGCCGTTCGCCCCGGCGAGGAACACCGCAGCGCCGCCGGTGCCGACGCTGACGTTCATCACGCCAAGCTGCGGAATGATGGTCCGGGAGGCATACCATTCGCCGACTTTTCCATAGAACCGGGAAAGCTGCTTTAGGGTGTTCTCATAGACGATGGTGTCGGCGGCCTGTCCGGTCTCCTTGGCGACCGAAATGAGGGCGCTGGAATTCAACACGCCCAGGGGCTGCCCGACGCCGGTTCCGTTGATCCAGGAGTCGGCCAGGCAGAGGTCGAGAGCGTCATCAACCGAGCGGGTGATGAAAGGCTCGATGGAAACAGGCGAGAAGTCCATGAGACGGTTGCTGATGTAAACCAGCGCATTCGCCTCACGGAGCCGGAGTTCGAGCATTTCGAACTTCACATCGTTCCCGGTCGCCGCGGCATTCTCGGACACCCAGCGGAATTTGACGTTCCCGGCAACCTTGCCCTGTGAGCGGTCAAAGTCCACGATGTACGGGATTTCAATCACATTCGAGGCCATGGGGACAATCATCACGCGCCCCATGATACTGGAGCGTTCCTTGGCCCTCGTAAGCGAGGTCCGGGAATACTCCGGGGGAATGAGCGCGCCGCCCGCCTGGAGGGAGCCGACCGACTGAGTGGGGGAACCGGCGGTTTTCATGATGGCGGAGGATTTCTCATGCCACTTCACGAGCTTCTCGCTCGGGTGGGTCATGTTCTCCCCGGCGTCGTAGATGGCCTTGGCGAATTCCGCGAAATTCACGAAGCCGCCCTTGGGGTCTTCCTCGCCGGTATCGAACGGGGTCTTGCGGCTTTTGCCGGTGTCCTTGAGGGTTTCCTCCAGGACCTCTTTCATAACGCCTTTGACCTGATCGGTGATTTCCACACCGCGCGCGTTCAATTGCTCGGTGATTTGGGTCTTTATGACCTCTTCCAGTTTTTCCTTGGTGAGTACTTCGGCCATGTGAGGCCTCCTTTTTATCTATGTGATTGCGGCCAATTAATCGCCTAGCGCTTCTCAAACGGGCTTCCAGCGATATCTTTTGGGGCAAACAAAAACGGACGGTCATAGAGATGTAGAGGCACCTCTATGCCGTCCGTTTATGTTTCTTGCGTCCCGCTTCGGCTGGCCGACCTCGGCGGAAACCCCGTTTATTTACGAGTTAATTTAATCGTCCTCTTTTGATGTTCACCGCATCCCGCGCCGCTTCTTTTATCGCGGGGATGAGCCGTTCATCCAGCGCTGTTGCGATACCACTTTTTATCAGCGGTGCAATATCGTCGATGGTGAAACCACCGGCATCGAACCGTTTTACTTCTTCAATGAGAATGGAATCTTCGAAAGATTCATTTTTTTCATCGACTTGGAAAATATATAATTCACTTCCGTTCTCTGCTTCTCCCGAAAGTTCGTTTATACTCTTACCCTCATCCTCTTCATCTTCCGGCTCTTCTTCTGCCGGTTCGGTTGCTGCCAGCAAGTCTTTGAGAGCCGACACCGCCGTTTCGATGATGGTGCGGTTTTTCGCGGACAGGATGCGCCCGGATTTTTCCTCCGGTATTACCAGTTCTTTCCCGCCGTACATAAAACTCTTTTTCGGTTTGTACCCGGATTCAATCTCAATGTATTCCGCCCCGAGGGTAGCCTTGCCATCTACAAACGTGTACTCATATTGATAATACTTATCCCCTTCCGATGATTCGATATTGAGGATACAATGCCCGTTTGGGAAATTCACCGGGTATAGGTCACACACCCATATATTACGGTTGCCTATGGGTGTTTCGAATAAAGCATTGATCGCCCGGTATATATCCCACACCGAGGGATTGCCGGAGATATCCGCCTGCTTCTCTTCCGCGCCGATTATCCCAACCGGCTGCTCAATGCCATCGCCATTAATGAGTTTTTGTTCTTCCTCCTCAAACAAGACCTCGGCGGCGGTTTCAAGCGTCTTTTCCTCTTCTATCAGTATCGTGTACTCCCCGGCCTCCTCCGGTTTCAGCAGGCCCTTACTGACGGCGATTTCCAGCGCCTCGGGATTGGAAGGCACCGGGACATCGCTGTATTCAAGGAGTAGCCAGCGCGTGAACTTGCGGTATACGCCTTGCGCGTACTCGGGAGTGCCTTCGCTGTACCGGACCGCCTCCAATGGAATAAACCCGATACTCTTGGCCATGGGGAAACCGGCCTTGCGGTACTCGTATATCTCGTTTGCTTGCGCCGTGTTCGCGTAAATGGTCTTAGCCACCAACCCCTTCATGTCCGCCTTTATCCAGGCGCATTTGCCGACCGGCATGCCGTAATGGTTGTGGCCGAAGAGTACAACCGGGTTTTTCATGTAGTCGGTCAATATGCAGCCCGCCGGGTCCACGATTTCATTGTCCCGGTCTTTGTCAATGGTGGTGATATAGTCGATGGATGATCGCTCACCCTCATCGAATTTGAGATCAGAAGGGATGAGGCCCTTGCGGATAAATACCGGCTCTTCGGTGAGGCTGTAATCCTTTTGCACCGCTTCTGCGAGTGCGGGGAATATATCCTTGAGTTTCATTTCCTGCGTAATAAGTCCCGGCATGTTGCCTCCTGCTCTATTTATTCTCCCGGCTTTTCGCCGTTCGGGCCTTCCGTTAATGGCTTTGTCGTGCAGCGACAGTTGTGAGTTATAATTCCCTTGACATTGTCGCTGTCTTGTGATATATTATTTGTAACATACCAACCGTTTTTAACTTGGAGGTTATAAACATGGCAACTCGTAATACTTCTATCGATATTGATGATTTGCTCCGGCGCTACATTGCCGGAGAATCCGAAAAATCTCTTTCCGAGGCTTTTCATTTTGCCAGAACCGGCATTCGAACGAGACTTATTGAAAATGGCATAACCCCCAGAAATCGCAGTGAATCCATGTATGTTCGCATGGCTCAAACGCCGCCAGAAGAGAGACAACGCCTTGCCAAGAAAGCCCATGATGCCGTGCGCGGCAAGAAGCGCTCTTTCCGTGAACTCAATAAGCGTTCCAAATTTTATCAAAAGGCCGGTTATCGTGGCGCCGGGAGCACTGGTGAAGGACTTATGTTTGATTGGCTTGTCGAACTCGGCATCCCATGTATTCTTCAAAAGGCCGCCGGGCGTTATAATATTGATGTCGCCTGTTCTCCCATCGCCGTGGAAATTCATATAACCGTCTCTGATCCAATGACTTCTCCCCGAAGAAGAGAGCGAATCAAATATCTTATTAATTCTGGCTGGGTAGTTGTCTATGTTTGGGTCACAAAAAGGTATTTTCTCGGCAAAGGAGCAGCCGAATACATAGCCGCCCTTTACAAGGAGTTTCAGCGGAACCCACCCGTCCGGGGTGAGTACCGGATGATTCGGGGTGGCGGTCAAGACATTCCCAACACCCGTAGTAATCGTAATTAATTCACCCTTATATTCTCGTTTCATAACCTTTTCGATTTCATTGGGTGAAGTAACATAGACATATTCCGGTAAGCAGTTGACCGTTTCGCTCGGGTCGCCGCTCGGGTCGCCCGGATATTCCAGGCCGATATCGAACTTCTCTCCAAGTGCAACCGCCGCACCTTCTATTGTCAGCCGCTCATGTGAATCCCGTATCCGTTCATCGAGCGCCCCGATCCACTGCGTACCCCACACGACGCCGCTCTGCTTGCTACCCTCGATGCTGCCCTTGTTCACCGCGCCGATTATCTCGGTCTGTGCTATCGTCCGCGCGCGTGCCTCGGTGGCGTTCACCATGACGTTCTGCACCCGTGCCATGAAGTCGGTGACGGCCTCGCCGTTCTCCAGGCCTTCTAGGAGCGAAGCCTTGAGCCGGTCTACCGAGGTCTGTCCGATCTCATCCGCGAATTTGAACACGTGTGCCTTGATGTACTTGTTCACCGCCGCGTCGGTCACGAACACCTGCTCGACGCCGAGCGTACCGAAGAGGTCGTCCGCGCCTGCTATGATGCCGCCCCGGACATGCGGCTCGGCGGCCTCTGCGAATTCCTCCCGCCATTTCTTTTCATCGAACATCCAGAGGTCGAGGAAACGCTGCTGCTCCGGGGTCAGTTTCTTCTCGACGCCATGCGCCGCTTTCGGCTCTTCCGGCTTCGGCGGCGGGTTCTTCCTGATGTTCTCCATGACTTCCGCGAACTGCCGTTTGAACAGCGCCGCCATGTCCTTCTGCATCTTGGCGACACGCGGGTCGGTGCGCTTGATGAACTTCTCCCATATCGCCGTCCGCAGTTCCAGCGAGACATGCCGGATATCGGCGATAGACCGGATGCCGAGGTCGCCGAGCTTGAGGCTGATGCGCACCGCCAGTTCATTGGCGCGCTGCTTTACGCGGGTAATGGGGAGCATTCATGTTCCTTTCCCGGAAGTGAACCGCATACTATTCCGGGACAATATAACACATGAGCTACCGGTTTATCGATATAACTATGGCGCAACATTATAGATTCATCTCCCCGCCAGTTTAACGGCGACTTTCTGCGCAATCACATTCGCCATTTCCTCTATTTCCTCCTCACTCGCTTCTTCCTCACCCGGCTTCGGCGCTTCTGGTTCAGGCTCCGGCTCCGGCTCAGGCAGCGGGCTGTTGTCCGTTGTCCCGACCGGCGTCAGGCCATATGCCGCATACAGGATATTACCTCCCTCGAATTCATCGCGCCCCCGATCGAGGCGTATTTCATTCTGTGACTTCCCGCCGATGCCGAACAATGCCGCATCTTCGCGCAACTGGAAATCCTTGTCCTCCGGAACCACGTCCTCGAAAGCGATAAACAGTCGCTCGTCATACATGGGCGTTAGTTTTTCGTTTATCTTCTCTTCCATGCGCCGGGTCCGGGGTTCGATGCCGTATTTCATGTACACAAATTGCGCGGCTTCGGCATTCGCCCGGTTTGCGTTCTGGTCCATCAGCCCGGTAGGCACATTATAGGCGTTCCAGATTTCCTCTTTCGTCCATTTGCGCCCCTGGAGAAAGCCCATTTCACGCGGTGAGAAATTCACCTGCTTAAAGTCGAGGCCATGAGACAGCAGCCCCGTTTTCCCGCTGTTGCGTATGCCCGCCCAGGTCTCCATGAGTTCGGCGGACAGCCGTTCATAGGTGATGGGGTCTATTTCCTGCTCGGTAGTGAAAAACCCCTCCGGGCGGGCGTTGTTGGAGAACATGGCATTTTCATAGGTGTTCATGTTTTGGTTGATGTTGTAGACATCGGCGACGGCGGCAAGCGGGGACATGCCGTAGTAAGGGTCCTTCGGGTTCGGCCATTTGAAATGAACTACTTCTTCAGGGTCAAACGGAGCCTTGTCAGCTCCATTGCGGTAATCATACCGGGCGATGAATTTTACGGAATCCGGAACGATAGTCACCCGGTCCGGAATCATCGTCCAGAGTTCGGCGGGAACGCCCATCGTGTCCTTGAGCACATACCAGTAGGCGTTGCCGGTAAGCTCCTGATGAAGGTCGGTTATTTCAAAGAGGTCGGATCGGTTTGTGAACGGGTTCACTCGTGCGAAGAGGTCAAGCATGGGGTGCTCAAGGATTTCCTCAATCTCCACGGCTTTCCGTACCATCGGAAGGTTGCTCATGCGCCTGAAGATGGCATCTTGTGTTTTACGATGCACTTTCCGCACCGGGACATTGAACGCCTTGTCCTTGCCGCCCTTCGCCGCGTAGAGCTTATAGGGCACCGTCGCCACCGTCGCCGCATTCATCGAGGCGCACACATACACCCAGGAGCGGTAGGCGTTCAGGAGCGAAGTCTCGTCATTGGCCTTCGCCCATTCGCGCCCGTTCAGCCAGCGCCAGAAGAGGTTGGCGAGTAGCCTGTTCTCCTGCGGTTTGGCGGCTTTGGTTATATGGATGCCGAATAAATTCATGCGTCCTCTATATGTTCACTATGTTTGCACACTATACTTATTGAATTGTCTCAAATTTTCCGGGCCGAGTAAAACTATTTCGATATTTTACGTGTACTTGTGCGCAGTGTCTATCCTATCAGTCTCACGCTCGGCCTCGCTTTGCAGATTATTTCCGCTACCCCGGTGACAGTGTCCGGCCCGTCATCATGCTGGTTCGTGCCTTCCTTCTGGTACTTCATCACTTCCGCGTAAAACACCGGCCATTTATCGGCCCAGCCGACCGGAAAGTATATATGCTGCATCACGTAATTGCTTTGTGAGATGATGCGCGCCCGCTTGTTCTCGGTCTGGTGAAACCAGCTTATAGCCGTCCGGTTCCAGCGCCGGTCTTCATCCTTGAGTGTCCCGGCTTTGACCTGCTCGGCCTCCGCCTTCATGTTCTCGTAGATAATGCGCTCAATGGCCCTGGCGAACCCGCGCCCGCCGTTATTCGATTCGATGCGCGCCCAATGGACGCCGTTCTCAATAAGTCGCCGTGCTGTTTCCGGTTCGGTTTTCTCCATCCCGTCGCGCGTCATGTACACGTCGAGCACCCACGCCTCGCCGCGATATTCCCCAGCGCATATGCTTACAAGGCTGTCATCACCCTCATCGGCGGTGTCGGTATAGTTTATTATTCTGTCAAAGAGCGGGCTGCCGTCTTCACGCCTCGGCAGGTCGGCGTATGTCTTGATCTCAGTGTACAGGCGGCCTTTGATGTCCACCGGCTCCTGGTGGTAGTTCGCCCGGAAGATTTCAGACGGCAGGTTGCGCCGTACCTCCTGATAGCTTCCCATGCTCATGAGCGATGGACAAAGCAGCTCGTTTGTTTCCTCGTTCAGCGCCTCCATTTTCAGCACGTACCACTTTGACGCCTCTTCCTTGTCCTCCAGGATGCGCCCGAATGGGTCGCCGCCCGCCCAGCGGGTGCCTATCATGATTTCGAGGCACCCCTCTTCTTTCCGTGAAAGCAAAGTGCCGTTGCGCTGGTTCCAGAGGTCCTCCAGGTACTTCTCGTTTATTGCCTCTTCAAAGCCTTTGATAAGGTCGTCTTCGATGAGGAGCGTTGCGCCTTTGCCGGTGATGCCGGACCAGATGCCAGCGCCAAGGTAGGAGAAAAACTGCCCTTCGAGCGCCCACTTCTGATAACTGGCATTCCCTTTCTGCACTTTCGCCGCCGGGAAGATGTCACTGTATACGATATCTTCTGCCCGGTTTTTCTGCTCCTGTATGGCGTCCCGCGTGTACCGGGAGAAGTCGTTTGCTATGTCATCGCCGTATGCCGTGGCGATAATGCGCTCATCCTGTTTTTTGCCGAAGCGCCAGGCGCTCAGATTAACGAGCGTCCGGGTCTTACCGAACCGCGGGGGAAGGTTCCCCATAAACTTGCGGTATGGTTCGCCCGCCGGGTTTAGAAGCCTCCCCTCGGTGAACGCCTGGAGGTTATTGCAGAACATCTCCAGGTGCGGTTTATCCGGCGTGTAGAAGTCTGGCGACATCAGGCGGCAGTATGTATAAAAGTTTTCCCGCGCTTTACGTATCGCCAGTTCCCGCCGAATCGTGACCAGCCGGAGCAGCGCCTCGCGCCGTTCAGATTCCGGCGAGTGCGCCGAGCTTGGCCGCTTCGGTTTCGAGGTCCTCCGTGCTGTGGCCGTCATATAAGGCATGGGCGAACGCCCCGACTATTTCCTGCTTATCGTGCCAGCCGCCGCGGTTCTTGAGAATGAATATTTGCGCCGTGACATTTCCTGGCTCGTATTGTGGTGTTATTTTCTTGTGAATTAACGTACCATCTTTTTTATCGAACCATTCCTCGATTATCGGTGGTCCTTCATGCCCAAGCGCTGCTTTATAGTGGGCATTTTCGACCTCTGCAACACCCTCATCCAGCCCGCCTTTTAAAACGTCCAATAATTCCGGATATTGTAGCTTGTATTCAGAGAGCGAAGAAAGGGCGACATCAAGTTTTTCCGCAACATCCTTTTCTGTCAATCCCCTACGACGCCATGCGCGAATCAATTCAAGATATGGCTCGACATGAGTTGAATACTTACTTTTTCTGCCTGCGTTGGACATGACAATTTCCGAGTATATTAAAATTGGAGAGCCGGTTCATGGAGCCTCTATGTCAATTCGTTATTTCCAGCCCGCCGGAGGGGGAGCGCCAGCGGGCCAGGAAGGGAGATGGAGAGATCGGCGCTGTATATCAGGGCTACCGGCCTACTACCGGTCAGGGTGTGTCGGTGCGCCTCACATGCGGAATATCACAGTATGTCAAGAGGAAATCAATAGGGAGTATATACACCAAATGGTGTGTATTTTTATGCGGAGCGCGATATGTGGGAGAAATAAAAAAGCCCGCTTATTCAACGGGCTTTCTCGGTCTGCCTCTCGACATCTTCTCTTTCACTTCCCGCGTCCGCGGTCGGCCTCGAATGAGCGGCCCCGGTTCATCCGGGCGACGTGTCCCGCAGCCGTTGCAGCGGGGATGCTTGAGCGCGGTCTCGAAGCGGTGGCCGCACTTGGCGCATTTGATGATGCGGAGAAGCGCGGGATCGCGTTTCACTCCGGGCATGTTGCCTCCATATTGGCTATACTGGCTCTGTGTTGATACCCCCACATGTAGGCTATAAATAATTCATTTGTGCGCCCATTATTATAATATACGCTTTTGATTCGGTCTCTTTCTTCTCTCGGGGCGCGGCTGATGTCGCTCATATAGACCTGCATAGACCGCGAATCCTTTTCGAATTGCGCCATGAGGTCGTAAAACTCTTTGTCGCCTTTATTCACTGGTTCTCTTCCTCCCTCTTTTTCGCCCTCTCTGTCCCGGCGTTTCCGGGTCCAGCGTGTGAGGTTATACTGGTCTGTTATATCCATCCGCAACAAATCCAAGGCGGGTTTTGAGCGGTGTTTCCTCTCCGCAATTCAGACAAACAACCGCAATGCGCTCGGTTGTGCGAGAACCTGCCACTGTACCCCACTCGATACGGACGTTGCCATATATTCCACTCGATGTAACCGGCGCATTTCCGGAATCTGGAATGATAATAGCGCCGCACGACTGGCATTTTTCGGTTCCTTTTTTCATCTTATCCTCCATGCCGGGAACCGCCCGGCGTGAGTGTGGTTATTCAGGGTCTTTTACGTCTTCGAGACCAACTGCGACCTCTTCCCATACCACATCAGGAATGTCGGGTGCATCATCATGATGCCGATAATTTACATCTCCCATATCAGCAGTATAGGAGACATCGTATCCACGGGCGCAAAGCCGATCGACGATTGTGTGGGTCGCGGTTTCGCTCAGCCCGCTCATCTCTGAATTGATTTTATAACTCATTTCT